TCATAACCTTTAGGAATGCCGCCAAAAAAATACTCTGCTACTAATCTGTGAACGTAAAAATTTTTTCGTTTATCCAAAAATTTTAAAGATACCACTTGATATCCGTTACCGTTATCCCATGGTTTAACAGACCTACTAAATCTTTTTTTACGTCCTTCAAACCCTAAATAAAGCTCGTCGTTTTTAATGTTCCCATAATTAGAAACAAAATAATTTCCGTTTCCATATTCAATGCGTTTCCATTTTTCTTCCATATTTTTCTCCGTTATGTTCTTCTATGTTAGCGGTACTACCGCAAAAGTAGCACCGCTTTTCACTTTGTAATATCGACTTCATGCTACGCTCAAGTTTTGCCGCTTTTCCAACGTAAAGCCGTCTATCTTTTCGCCTGCTTTAAGCGCCTTTTTGACTTTGTCTTTGTCAATTTCCGGCTCTTTAAAGCGCAGATACTCGCCTGGAATGTCTTTGAAATTACCGTTAAACACTACCGCTTCACTCTGTCTAAACTTCATCTCGCAGGCTGTACATTTAAAGTTTTTGCCGCCGAGAATGTAAGCCAAATAGTTTTTTAAATCTTCGCGCTTTTTCTTTGCCGCCTGCTTACGCTCTTTAAATCGCTGTTCCTGCTCTGCAAGCGCTTTTTCTTCGGCTTCGAGATTCAATATCCATTTACCGATATTTTCTATTTTTACGTCGCGCTCTACTTTCAGCGCGTCGAGTGCTTCTGTATCGATAATTTCGCCGCTTTCGACGTTTACATAATCGTCGCTGTCTACGCGTTTAATGCAATTAGCAATTTCTTTTACGATTTCAAAAAGTTTCATTTTTTAGCCCCTTTCTTTTAATTCTGCTTTGATAAATTCTGTAATATCTGCAAAATCTGCTTCTGTTAACGCCGTCTGTAACTGCCGTTTAGACAGCCGTTTTAATGAGTAATAGCCGCCGTCGTTTCCTAAAACCATTACGTCGCCGTCATTCATACGCCATTTTTCTAACGGTTTCTGCTTCTTTTCGTCATCTCCCATGCCGTCTGGGTCTTTATTATCGTCGAGTAACAGCAATTTCGATACGGCGTATTTGTCGGCGTAGCTTGACGCCGAGCCGGTAAGCTGGCTGTCGTCGAGCTTTTTCTTTTCGTTCGGTATGCGCGCCCAACCTACAGAGCTAATAGCGTAAACTTCGCCTTGTGCTTCTATGTCGATTAATTCGGCTACCGCCTTAACATACGGTCTGTCGCCTAATATAACGACTTCGTCGGTAATATGCAGTACAGCGCCGTATTTTTTGCAAATCGGTTTAACTGCGTTATAAATCTTCTCTGCGCTTCTGTAGTTAAAATCGCCGAAATCGTTTTTTTCGTCTTTAGTGGCTTTTACTTCTGCTTGAATATTTAACAACTTTTCAAAAATGTTCATTTTAAATCTCCTTTACATTGCCGGTTTTTCTAACAAAATTTTTTCTTCTGCTAACGTAACGTCGTAGTTTTCTACGGCGATTAATGTAACGTACTCTTCGTACGGCAGGCTTTCGATTTTCTCTACGGCTTTGTGATACGCCGTTAAGTAGTTTTCGGCGTTTACGTTAACTACCATATTCGCGGCTACTTTCACGACATAGCCGATAAACAGCTTTTTATAGACGTTTACTGCTTCGGCTTCGACTTCGTCGGCGGCTTCTTTTAATACGCCTTTAATGGCTTCTAACGCCGCGTCCTCTGCCTCGAAAATGTCTTTGTCGGTCGATACGTTATACTCTGCCATAACGGCTACGGTATAGTTTCGCATTTTTTATCCCTCGCTTATAAGAAAAAGTAGTTTATGATAAGCGCGCCGATTACTGCAAACGTAAGCGGCTTTTCTTCCATAAGCGTTTCTGCCCATGTCATTGCTGTGCCTACAATTAGGCAATACGCGTTTACTACTGCGTACATTGTTTTAACTACTGCGTTCGTAATCATTTTTTCCCCCTATCGCTTTTGCGTATCTCTCTTTAGCTTTTTCTATGTCGCCGCGGTACGTTACCGTAGCTTCTACTTTTACGCCGTTAATCTCTTTTTTTATAGTCATTGTCGGTTAATCTTACCCCCTCTCGCGTAAAATATCCACGACGTCGCATTTTAAAACGCTCGCAAGTTTCAAAAGCTTACTTGCCGTAGGAAACGCTTTACCGTTTTCCCAATTATGTACGGCGATTCGCGTTACGCCGAGCGCGTTTGCTACGTCAATTTGACGAAGCTTTAGCTTCTGCCGTCTTTCTGCTAAACCGTTCATATAATGCCCCCTTTCATAATGTCGGCTTAACTTACTATAACCATTGTAGTCAGTTTCGCTTACTCTGTCAAGCATTTTTTGGACTTTTTTTGGACGTAAAACTTACATAGACAAGTAACAAAAATTTACATATGATTATTATATGAAAGGAGCTGTTATTATGGCTAATATTGATAAGCGTATAGGCATACGCCTACGGCAGTTACGCACATTAAAAAACGCTACCGGCGACGACGTCGCTAAATTTTTAGGCATATCTCGCCCACAGTACACGGCATACGAAAGCGGCACACAGAGCGCAAAACGTCACGCCGACCGCCTGGCTGATTATTACGGCGTATCGGCTGATTATATTCTTTGCCGCACAAACATAAAACAAGAAAACAAACTAACGCCAGAGCTTAACGCGTTGCTCGATTCGTACGAACAGCTTAACGAAAACGGGCAGGCAGCTTTAAAGCTATATCTGTCTTTTCTGCTAAACAACGCAGATTATAAAAAAGTAAGCGATATATCAGCGTAGTTAAATAATACGTTCGTATACGTTCGTATAGAATCGTATCTTTTCTTTTTATATTTTCTTTTCTTTACTACTTCTTTATTTAGTAACTACAAGATTATAGTAGTAAGTTAAGATTATAGTATCTACTTAATAACGTAGTATAGTATTAACTTATAGTTTAGTAATAAATAAAGAGTAAGATAATAATATAAATATATATATATATTATATGGTATAATTCGTATCAATTCGTATAAAGTCGTATGCGTTCGTATACGGTCGTATACGTTCGTATCAAAAAAGACAAAAAGAAAAAGCCGCCGACATTTTAGCCGACGGCTTTACAAAAAAAGGATAGGGATAATAAATGAAAAACCATACCAAAGCCAATGAAAGGAGATACTCATCGCTCAACTAATGATAACACATAAAAAACAAAAAGTCAAACGAATAAAGCCAAATATTATAAATGTTTTTTTGGAAATGTCAAGCATTTTTTATGTCTACCACAGAAAAACATATGTGTATGTACCATTTCATAGTAACTTATATGAAATCAGTATCCATGCGTAGTTTGGAAGCCGTTTTCGCCCTATTGATGTTTTGACTTAATACTAATATGATTAATCATAAAACGCCTAAAAACGCCCAAAAACGATTTTAGAGCGTTCCAAAGGCATATTTTTTTAAAGCCAAAAACGAGCAAAAACCAAATTTTCTTTGATTTGACTACAATTTAAAACGGCAAAATTAAAAGCCCGCGCATGAGTGCCAGAACATACGCGAGCTTTTGGTAGACAAAAAACGGCGTAGCCTGCCGAATCTTGCCGCGGCTACGGATATACCGCGCCGATTCCCTACCAAAAATTATATCAAAGAAAGGGCAAAAAGTCAATGAATGTTGCAATATATGCGAGAGTATCGACAGCCGCCCAGGCTGAAAAAGGTTACTCGCTCGAAACGCAAGTAGAAGCCTGCCGACAAAAAGCCGTATCTTTAGGCGCCGACTATATCAAAAATTACATAGACGACGGCTACAGCGGCGCATATTTAGAGCGCCCAGCTCTCGACGATTTACGCGACGCGCTCGCCGCCGGTCTGCATGATACCGTCATAGTATACGATACTGATAGGCTGGCGCGCGATACCATGCTTTTGTTATTGTTAACGGAAGAAATAGAGAAACGCGCTACGCTTATGTTTGTAAACACAGAATACAACAAAACGCCAGAGGGACAGCTATTCTACGAAATTAAAGGCAGTTTTGCGAAATATGAGCGTATAAGAATCCAAGACAGATTCGCGCGCGGTCGCCGCGGTAAGCTTCGGCGCGGTCTGCCGCTCATGGATAGCCATGTTTTCGGCTACGACTTTATCGACGGTAAATACGTTATTAACGAGTATGAAGCAAACATAGTAAGAATGATTTTTGATTTTTATATAAACAGCGTCGGCGGTCAAAAAAACGTAGTAAAAATGCTGAAAGATAAAGGCGTTCCTGCGCCTATGGGCGCGGCTGTATGGCGTTTAAGTACCGTTTGTAATATCTTACGACGCGAGCAGTATACCGGCGAATACTACGCGCTAAAAGTGTACCGTAAAAAGACGTCGGCGCATAAAACTACAGATATACAGCGCGACAAAAGCGAATGGATAGCCATGAGCTGCCCAGGCATTATATCAAAAGAAACATTTGCCGCCGCAGAAGAAAAGCGCGAAAGAAATAAAATACAAAAGATACGCGAAACGCGGTACAATGCGCTTTTGCAAGGCGTCGCATACTGCGGCGTATGCGGTCGAAAAATGATATTTCACCATTTTTACGACAGAACAAAAAGCGACAATAGCAACGAATATTATTTTTACAAATGTCATAACGGCGATAACAGAATAATGCGCGCCGATATCGTCGACGCTATAGTATGGGACGCGCTTTCCAAGCTCTGCAAAAGCGAAAAAGCTATAAGAGTATACGCCGCCAAACAAACGCCGCAAGACGTGAAAATAGACGTAAATAAAGAGCTTCAGCGAATCGACGAACAGCGCGCCGCCGTAGTTACATGGTTTACGCAAAA